GTTGTTCGTTTATTTTATTTATTTCCCCCTCAAATATCTCAAGTACATATTTTATTCCATCGTGGTCCTTAAGTGACTTCAATAACATTAATCTTTTGGCCTGTTCAAACCATCCATCAATAGTATTAGTATCTGAAGGGTCTGCACGACCATTTATAAATCTTTTTTTTAGTTCTAATATTTTTTCTATTAACATCATACATATCTTTGGTTAATTTTTCTCTTTGCTAATGGTTTTCCTATACTGAATCCGTCCGGCATATTAAATATTTTACCACTACCAGTAGGTTGAATCGGAGTATTAAATCTAATAATACTTTTTTTCTTATCTTTTTTATCCTTCGCATACCTACTAAATGACCATCTAGGTAGAGGATTTATGTCATATCTTGTATAACTCATTGCATTGTAGGAGCAACTGACGTAGGTTCACCAACAGTAACCTCAGGTGCTGTCTTAGGATTTTCTATTAAGGCCTGACTTTGTTTTGTATTCAATATTAGTTCTTCTCTAAATTGCTTTTGTTCAGCATTTTTTGTAGCAACAGCCAAATGTTTCTCCCAATAATCTTCAATCTTTTTCTTCTTATCTTCCTTTATATCTTCAGAATTTTCTAATAACCAATCAGATATATACTGTAGATATGTCGTATCAGCACTCCAATTCATACCAGGATCAGTGCCTTCAATTATAAGTTCTATTGCCTTCTTAGCCTCCGATATCATCTCATCAGTAGCGTCAGATTTTGTATCCATTAGTTTCTTAATTTTTTCCTCAGAGAATCCAAGCAAACGATATTTCTCCTGCATATGTGCTTTTAGATTAACAAGTGCCATCTGGTTTGGATCTTTTTCGACAGACAACATTCCCTCTATTTTTGCCCTTATTGTGTCACTGTCATCTTTAGCATCTTCTGGTGCAGCATTTACTAGAACCATATACTCAGGATCCTTATCTTGAGTTGTTATCTTTTCCCATCCGACACCTTCTACAGATATAATACGGACCATATCATCCTGTTTCGCATGAGTCCAAAGTCCCCAATCATATCTTTTACCAAGATCTTCGAAGAACTCCTCCTCTGCATCAGATGAAATCTTCATTCTCTTGCTTATCTGTATAGAATTACCCTGATATATACCAACTTTATCTTCAGAAGCATCACCCTGTGTTTGTGAACTTATACCAAGTTTCTCACCTGCAAAATTATTCAAATAGGCATTAAGATTCAATGCTCCAGACAATTCTGGTGTTTCGAATCTATATATACCTTGCTGTATTGAAGCATTGAGTGGCACATTCGCATGTATAACCCCATCTTGTCTCCAGTCTAATTTTCTCAAATCAGGGAACATGTTCATATCTACCGCCTTCATATCCCAATTTCTCTTCCTGTTATTATTCAAAATTTCATTCAAATTCAACCTTATCGCCTCAGCTATAGGTTTTATCTTATCTGCCGGTCCAAGATTCCAGAAATTAAATGCGTCCATCTTAGGTGCGGCATATGATATAAATGGAGTCATATCGTCTTCAAAGTCCTCAATAAGAGGAACACATCTCAACCATATTCCAGTATTTATATCCCAAATAACATGGTATTTTTTACCTTCATAGAATGTATCACCCTCGACTAATGGGAAGAGTGTGCCACCTATATAGTTATTGCTCTCCATGTCTAGGCCCAATGATAGATATCTTGATTGTTTATTATTGAACTGATCTGTTGTCCTCTTGAAATCAGGAGAATCATAGCTTTTAACCAATGAATCAACCTGTGTTTTATCGTACCAACCACTCTCACTATTAGATATTATATCCTCTTTAGACCTGAATATATTTTCTTGCCAATGGAAGTAATGATCATCAAGGTGTCCCCCACCATTAGGTTCACAATGGAAATCTAAGTGGTCTATCACCTGCAAATACGAACAATACTTAGGGTCTGATTCCGCATAATACTTAAATATTGCCCTACCAGATACTGCCGCTAGATGTTTCGAAGCCATACGCTTTGCCTTCAGTCGCATTTTTTTACTATCACGTTCCCATGCAGCTGTTATCTTTCTAGCACCTTTTAAGTTTGCTCCTTGTGGATCTTGGAATTCTAGGAAATATGGCCTATTATTTTCAGCCACCCAAGTATCAATAAATCCAGACAAAACAACACTATCAAATGGTACATTTAATCTACCAGGAAGTGCTGGTTTAAGTTTGAAGTTATATATATCCTCATTCTCAAGGATATCTGTCATACGTGGCTGCTTAAATTGGCGTGAAGTGTCTATTTGCTTCTTTGCAATTTTAACTATTTCATCAGCCGTTTTTTTGTCTGTCATAATATTTATCAATTACTGCTAATTCTTTATTAAAAGCGTCCTCAAGCATACTATCTATAGCCTTGCGGTCCTCAACATTTCTCATGTCAATGTATTCCATGTATCTTTTCTCCTGAGAATCACGTATATCATATATCTCCTTTGCCAAATCTTCTGGCATTTGTTTCTTTTTTAATATCATCTCATCATAAAAATTTCTTATCCTTTTCTCTAACTGTCCAAGAACAGATTTTTCGTATTCCTTTTTTTCAATTTCTCTGTGAATTGTTAACATAGATTTTGACATATATATATTATATAGTTATTTATTAAAACTGTCTAATAATTACATTCTCGCAAGTTCATCATCTGTAAAGTCATCAGATGATTCCGTAATTACCTGCTTGCCCTCATACTTAGACTCCGTCATCACAGGCCTTGGTTTCTCCTGTACAATCTTTCTTCTTATTAAATGTTCCATGTAGATCACATAACGTGTCGCATCAAGGAGGTGGTCATTCTCTTTGATAGGATTTTCGCTCTCATTTAATCCATCAATCGAGTCCGGATAACAATAACTCTCAAGCTCAGCAATTAGATTCACACACCTCTTATTTATGAATAGCTTATTCTGCTTGAACAAGTCCCTCACTTTATTAATTCCATTCTTGATTGAGTCCTTATTCTTTATAACCTCACGCACATTGACCCCCTTAGAAGCCAGGACCGATATAGCCGACGGATTCTCAGGATCCGGATATACACGATTAAACTTGCAGGACAGAACATAGTCCGCTATCTGAACTTCCGTTCGACCTTTTTGGTACCACTCATTGTCAATGTAGTATGTTCCATTAGAATCCTTGTATATATGAGGCACTGCTGCTGGATTGTTGTAGCCGAAGTCAACACCACCCAAGAACTCAAAGTGTCTATCCGTAGGCAATGTTTCATATAGGTGTCTGGAACGATCAAACTCCTTGTAGACAAGGCCCTCAACTTTCTTAAAGTCCGCTAGATACTCCTGTGAGAAGCGTGTCTCCGTCAATTCTGCACGGGCTTTATCAATTTCATCCTTATCAAGATGTGGGTTATCGTACGATGTAAAGTGGAACGAGGCATAGTCCTTGTCCGTTAGGTGCATGTTGTAGAGTTCGTAAAAAAAGTTAAATCCCTTGGGGGTTGATATGAACATCACCTCACCCTTACGGTCTGTTAGGGTTGGTCTTACAACTTCCTGCCATGATGTCCAAAAATTTCTCATCATAGCTACTTCGTCAATCACAATCATATCGAACGATTGACCTCTTAAAGATTCAATACTCTCCCAACCTCTAAGGGTTATCATCGACTCACTGCCCACCATATTTTTTACCTTTATCTCTAGGCGTGATTCGTTAATTGCTTTACCATTTTCTGAAACAAGATTCTTCAACTCTTTTTTTAGGGTCTCCCATATAATATCTCGTGATTGCTGATATGTTGGGGAAATGTATGCAATATTGGCTTTTGTGTATAAAGCACGCCCCTTTATCTCTTCAGCGGCAAGTGTGGTTTTACCCCACCTACGCCCACAACAAACAACACGAAAACGATGTTTATCAGCTGCCACAATCGCTTGACTAGGAGTTAATAGCATATTTATTTAATATCTTTTTACAATGGTTAATAAACTGTTCAATAGACATATTGTTTTTTGCCTTATTACAAACAGAACAACACCTGACACAATTTTCTTTTACATACCCAATAGAAGAGTCAACACGATCTATTCCTGCTGTAGTTACAATATCGCCACAGTATGTACACTCTTTATCCCATAAAGACATAAAAAAATCTAAGTCTATATTAAATAAAATATTTCTTTGTTTTGCATTTCTCTTTAGTCTTTCAAAAATAAATTTTGGGGTTTTAATTATTTGTGAATACCTTTGTTTTCTATATTTATTTATTTTTTCATAGTTTTTTACTTTCCAATTATTAAAAAATTTATGTGCACATGTAGAACAATAACTTTTTCTTCCGTATGCACCTTGTCTTGATTTATGAAAAAATCTAAACTCTTTAGGAACACCACATTTAGTACAAACAATGTGTGATGGTGGTGTCTGTGATTTTGTAAATCCCCAATAACACAAATAGGAACAGAATCTTGCTTTTTCTTCTCTTGATTTTATTACACTAAAATTTTTCTTACATGTCTCACATTGTTTGCTTGTCATACACGTATTATATCAAGAACATAATATCATCACAACATCTTGATCACAGATATTACAATGCTCTGCCTGTGGAGAAGGCCTGAAGAATTTTGTTGCACAGTTGGGGCATTGCACGATGACGGACTTTTTGATTTTTTCAGAAATTGTTTTTATATTTTTTTGAAGATGATTTGGTTTCATTTTTTTTATTTTTAGTATGGGGGGGTGGAGAGGGTTGGGTGGGTTGGGTTGGTGGC